TAGTAATGTTTATGAAATGGTGGTAACAATGAATATGAATGATTTAAGAGATATAGAAAGCGAGGTAGACAAGATAAAAGATTGGCTTACTTGGTCAAAGGTAGGCGATAAGTTTATATACTATCGTGGCTTCCTTGCAGGGGATATGAAGGAAGAAGATCCCAAAGTAGTAAGACTAGCAAGGAGAATGCAAGAAGTTGTTAATGAGCTATACGAAACTAAAGTAGTTACACTCATACAAAGAAAGGTAGATAAAGAAAGCTATGAGTATATAGCAATTAAAACTTAACCTTGTGTGTGTTCACAAACTTACTCATCAAACCCTCTAGTTCTTGTTTAGGATTGGAGGGTTTTTTGTTGTCCTTAACAAATACATTCTTAAAGTAAACAACAGACTTAATGCTGTCCTTGTTGTTCTTCATGCGATACCTAATAGTATCTTCCATCTTCTTTAGTATCTCTTCTTTAGTAAAGTCTTGTAACCACATAGTAACCAGCTCTTCATGTGCTGTAGTGTGTAAGGCTTGGTGTCCATAGTATTTTCTAACAATATCTTTGAATAATAGTAGTATTGTTCTTGCCTCTTTGGTTGGTTTGATCTTCTCATACATTCTTGCACCTTGTTCTATAGTTGGTGGTATTACTTCAGCTATTTCAGATACAGTTTCAGATGTTTGAACACTCAACGCCTCTTCCTCTTCCACCATATCATCAAACACCATATAGTATTTGTTGCCTTTCAATCCTTTGTGCCTGGTTTTAGCATGTCTAATGTAATCCCACTCTATTAACTTCTTAATGTGTTGGGATACAGCACTACGACTGACACCTAAATGTCTTGCAATAGTTTCTTGGTTTGGGAAACAAGTACCCGCTCTGTTCGTAAACATAGCCAAGCAGCAGAACACAAGAAAGGTCGTTGGGTATTGCTTTGACCTATCATCTACTACTCTTTTACTTGGAATGACACTCCAAATGCTAGGTACTTTAGGATTTCCATTTGAGTACTTGTTGTTACTTGCCATATTCCTTGACTAATAAATCTTGGACAAATGCCATAACATCTTTGGGTGTCATGCCAAATTCTTTAATCATAATAGCAATAATAAACCAACAAGACTTCTTGACATCTTCCAATTTACCCTCCATTTCAGGGTGTTTTTCTTTATACCTAACTAAATATTTTATTGCAGAGCCTTGTGAATAGGCTAGGTCTTTAACAAAATCATAGGTGCTGAGTTGTTTACCACAACTACAAATACCTTTTTGATAATAGCTTGGATTAATATTATCTTTAGGCATCTAAATCCTCCACAGCATAAATCTTACTGCTATCAATGAGTTGTTTTATTCTCTTGTCATTTACTTTGGAACGTGCATTCAAACCAGTAGTAAGCATATCAACAATCAAACCTACAACTGTTGTTCTTTCTCTCTTTGCACAGGCAACAAGTGCTGTTTTTAATTCAACTGGTATCTTTGCATACAAAGGTGTAACATTATTATCTTCCATTTTATCCTCCATTATTTTAATAAATATCTAATAAATTGTTTGACACTAGATATAAGATAGTTATAAGATAGCACTATGTCAACAACTATGAAAGGAAATATAAATGACAGTTAATAACTATACACTTGAAGAACAAGCTAATCAAGATAACGCATTATATAATTTAATTCAACCAGAGATAGATGTAACAGAATTTATCTACACAATTCCAGATTTAGAAACTTGGATAGAGGAATATCACTACCCAGATTTAGTAGAAAAAGTATGCGACGAACTATGTGTAGTGGATAGAACAATTAGGAAAGCTATAGAAAAGAAACTAAACGAACTAATCATTGAAGCAGATAGGAGTGAAGTGCATGAATAATAGAATGGACCAATCATATCAAGGATACCTAGCTAATTCTTTGTATGACATAAACGCAGTCAAAGAGGTAGCCCATAACTTAACAGTCAATGATGTAAATGAGCTAGAGAAAACTGTGGGGATATTTGGTTGCACCAAAGACATATCGTACAGTCTTGCTCACATCATTAAACATGAGGTGATACCTAGATTAGAGCCTGATCCAATGGCAGAAAAAAGATTGAGGGACGCAGTAGATATACTACTTGACATTCCTAAAGAGCTAGACCCACAGATCAGCACAAAACAATCAAGATTAACTAAACGATTCGTTCACAAACAAGGATTATCAAATGACAGAACAAAATAAAACACAGCCACAAAGTATCTACAGTAAGATCATTGAAATGCAACAGACGATTAAAGCTGTAGAAAAAGAACGGACTAAAGGATTGCAATATGAAACAGTAAACCACTGGGATATTACAACACTAGTCAAAGATATAGCGTTAGAAAAAGGACTAGTAATTCTACCTTACATTAAGACAACCTCACACGAGGGCAACGATACATGGGTAACAGTTGCCATACAAATAACTGACACAGAGACTGGTGAGCAAATAGTTATTGGTGATTATCCTGGTCAAGGTAGAGATACACAAGACAAAGGTCCTGGTAAAGCTGTGAGTTATGCTATCAAAACAGCGTTCCTTAAGATATTTATGATGAGTCTTAAAGACGATACAGAAAGTGAGAAAGATCAAAACATCACTATCAACATTGTCAAAAAAGCAATGTCTGACTATGATATAAATTCTTTGGAGGAATGTAAAAGTTTTGTGCAGCATCACAAAGAAGATCTGAGAAGATTGCAAGACGAGTACAATGAAGCTGTTACCAAAAGCAATAGGACAAAGAACCCAATCCCAGTACCAGACGTTCTCAAAGAGTTATGGGGAAAAGTCCTTGAGGTAAATAAGAAAGCTAAGGAGATACCTAGTGAAAAATCTTAATGGATTACAGAAGTGGATAGACTTGGGGTGTGGCTTTGAGCCACATCTCAGCTCTTCAAAGATAGCTATGTTTAGAAATGATTTACCCATGTTCATTTGTACTTATGGTTTTAATATGAGACAATCCTCTGCTTCTATGGATAGGGGTAATATATGTGAAGAAGCATTGGTATCTGCATTGTTAGAAGAAGAAACGTTAGACAATGCCATAGTCAAAGCTAAGAATAAGTTTAATGCTATGGACCATGAGGACTTAGAAGATCATAACAAACAAGCTGTTGCTATACCTGATATGGTAAAGTTAGCTTATGAAACTCTAAAGGATTATGGTAAGCCTGAGTTTTCTAAGAACAGAGAACAGCAAAAGATAGAGTATGAATTACATGATGAGTTGAATGGGTGGTCTGCTCCTATGATAGGGTACTTAGACTTAGTCTACCCTGAACAAGGATTGATTATTGATCTCAAGACTACATTCCGTATGCCTAGTGTTATGAGTTGGAGCCACCAACTACAACGTATAGCATATCAACAAGGTAAATCTAATTATGATGTTAGATTCTTATATGTAACTCCAAAGAAATGTGAGTTCAAACAAGATGGGGATATGTATATACTACATGAAGCAAAGCAAGTAGTTACTAAAATGAATAACTTTTGTTTCACAATGACACCTAGCCAAGCAAGATCATGTATTCCTATTGGAGATTCTTTCCTATGGAATAGTAAGTTTGAATTAAGAGATCAATACAATAATATGCAAGATGTCTTTTAAACTACCTTACCAATCCAATCCCCCTTGTTGTTCAATACCATGGGCAACAAGCGTGGGGTTCCATCAATAATAATTCCACAACCTAATATAAATCTAGTCGAGAAGTTCTTAGCATAAGCAAACGCTAGGGACTTTTGGTTTATCAAGCAGCCCACTTGCATTCCAAAAAATAAATTGTCGCTATTGGACCAGTAGGAAATTAGGAACTTCGTATGGTAGTGACCAGACACCGTACTCATCGCCTGTGTCTGGCTAACCTTTAATATGTCTGCACCTCTGCCATGAGTAAAGAAACATCTCTGTCCATTGCTTAGTGTTAGGGTGAGATCGTCTACCCATTTCCACTTCTTTGTGCCCAGGAAATCTGCATAAGGTCTAAGAAATTCTCTTGACATTCCATACTTCAAGGCTCTTCTATATACCAATGAACTATGATTACTATGAACTTCTGTTACTTCTGGGAATACAGACTCTAATTCTTTTATATAATCTTTAGCCATTGCTAACTCATGCCCTGCACTCGCCAGGTCTGGATCTGAGTCGTGCATAGATATGGCATGGAAGTCTAAGAGATCGCCTATGTTTACTACAGTATCTGGTTTAAATACTTTCTTTACTTCCTTGAGAAAAGCAAAGCTATCTTTATGGTGATACGGAATATGTAAATCACTTATCACTAGTACACATTTATTTTTCATAACATCCTCCTATGTTATTAACAATATACTAGCA